GGAATGAAGTATCATTCATTACAGTAATAGTCCATGTTTCGAATGTTCTATCACCTGCAATTTTCAGGATTCTTCCTCTAAAAGGAATATCAATTGGTGCTACTGTTGAAGAAGGTAATGCTGCTGCTTTTACCAAAAATCTAGCATTATCAAGAACTTCGTTTTCATCCTGAACACCAACACCCGAAGGGAAAGTTAATTCCACTTCGAATAGATTGGGTCTTGCACCACCACCCTTTAATTTACTTTTAAAATCACTAATAGTTCTTAGTGGTAAAGTATTTACTTGTTGACGAGCCATTGTTTCTTAAACCTCTAGATTAAACGTTACCGATTACTTCATCAAATGAAACACCAGTTCTGGTGGCAACAAACGTAAGACCGATGAAGTTGATTGATCTTGCGGGTTTGATAAAGATGTCTGCTACAAACTCATTATTATCTATAATTGCAGCAGTGTTATTTGTCTCATCACAAATAACTACAAAGTCAAAGATTCCTCTCTTTGCCTGAACATCACGAAGGAATGGTTCGACAATATTCACAAAGTTAGTTCTTGTGATTTCATCATTAAATTCGAAGAGTTGATCTTTTGCGGCAGCAGAGATTGCATCTTCAAGATAGATAAACAATCTACGAACGTTAATACGATCGAATGCCGATGACTTACCAAATCCAGTCTTGTCTCCAAAGAGAACAATACCGGCACCAGGTGAGAAGATTACTGGATTGACTCTATTAGAATACAATCTATCTCTCTGTGCTTTAGATGGAGTATATGCAAGTTTAACTGCATTTAGAATTCCACCACGATTTGTTCCTGCTGGTGAGAACCATGGGAAGTTGTTTGCATCATTTCTGGCACAAAGTCCGGCAATGTCTCCATTTAGTGGAATATATCTGAAGGTATTTGCAAACCTATCAAACATATACTTGTAACCACTATCAAAGATTCCATAAGTTGTTGATGTAATGGGAGAATAGAAACTGATTACATTATCAGTAATCGTCTCATCTGAATTGATGTTTACTTCTCTATCATCAGAGGTATCAGTAATTGCTGCACCTCTATATGGTGAGATGAATGCAATTGCATCCTTTCTTGCTTCGGCAACTGCAATACACTTATTCGCAAGTGCTTGTGCTTCTTCTTTACCATATCCGGCAGATCCCATAAGAATGAAATCTACATTATACTTTTCAGTATTCTCAAATAATCCGTAACCAGTAACTAATCCATCTAATCCAGAACTTAATGCACCATCTGATGTGATTGCAACTTTACCACCGTAATTAGTTCCAGTAGAAAAACCTGAATTATAATTTCCAGTTGCTGCAAAAGTAATACCTTCTGCCTTTTGGTCCCAAGATACATCAGTAGCAATAGCAAAACTACCTGCGGTGCTAGCACTAAATCCAGTGGTTACAATTCCTGCTGGTGCTGAACCGGCAAAGATATATTGTGAACTATTTGCAGTGAACTTTCTCCAGTATGAAGGAGATCCAAGAGAGAATTCTGCATCTTTTGCTTTCGATAGTGATAGATGCTTCTCAAGAATTGTTCCAGAGTTTCCAGTAACACCTCCATCACCATCAATTACAACAACATGGACTTCATCAAATCTAGATCCTCTTGCTGCTGCATATTCAGAAGTTCCTGGACGATCTGCAAGTTGATTCCACTTAACAGTCGTTGAAGAAGTTAAAGTGAGTGACTGTTGATCGAACCAATCTTTTGATGATGTGACCTCCGGATTGGTGAGGGTGCTAATTGAACCTCCTACCGAAGTGGTGACTCCAAGAAGAATGGTAGTACCTACTCCAGTTGTATTTGAGAATTTATACTTTCCACTTGGTTGATAATCAACTGAAGTTACTGTGTTTCCAGCAGAAACATGTTGAAGTATTTTAACTCCAATTTCACCACTACCAACTTCAGTAACAAGACCTTTGAAATATCCATCTAATAAAGAAGTTGTTCCTGCTCCGGCAATAACTGTACCAGCAGGAACTACCTGAGTGACTCCGTAACCAACCTCAATATTAGTTGTAGAAACACCTAAGATTTGATCTGCCTTAGCATCAATAATACCAACTCTTAATCCATTTGCCCAAGAACCCGGATTTCTTGCCGCAACAACTACACCAGTAATTGTATTTTCATCGTATCCTAAGTCTTCATAGTGCTCTAAACTTTTAATTTTGATACTTGCGGCAGCACCAACAAACCCGTTTTGAAGACCAGTATCATCTGCTCTTACAACACTAAGAGAACCACCATATGCTAGATAAGAAGAAGCAACTAACCAGTGCTCATAGTGCTTATCTGTTCCGTATGGTTTTCCGAAGACATCTAATAAGTCTTTCTCGCTTCCGATTACTGTAGGAAGATCGACAGGACCTTGTGCGAAAGGTGAAACAATCGCACCAATACCACCGGAGGTTGGATCAACCCTACCGACAGTTAAGTCTACTTCTCTTACTACAATACCAGGAGATGCTAAATTTAGTGGCATCTTGTTTTTTCCTCGCATCCAATTTACCTAAAAATATTTAGGAAAAGGGGCATTTCTAATGGGGAAACAGTGCGTGAATACTTACCAATCAGGATATTCCCACAACAAAGTGCTCTTTCTGCCTCTACTCACTCTCTTAACCGTACATTCTTTACATTCATATGAATATGCTGACGGTAATGTTTTTCTACCTTTTCGAGTCAAATAAAAATCATCCATCAAACTTTTAACCACCCCACAAACTCTACATTTCCGATCAAAAAATAATAAATGTTCTAATTCAATTTCATCATCAATAGACATTACCTATAATCCCACATATATGAACGATCTCCGTATTCGTCCGCATACCATCTATCTCCAGAATCATCTACAAAAGTTGTCTCACCGTTAATTCCATCTTCGATAAATCCAAAGGGTGCCATGTCCTGATCAATTTGATTCTTCTGCTCTTCATATATTCTCTTTCTTACATCATTCTCTGTCATCTCCTTAAAATATTCTTGTGCAACTAACCAAGAAAATATTACAAGACACATTGCCAAGTCATCATTACATCCTTCTTCTGCTTCAAAGGAGTTTCCTTTTTGTGAAAATGTAGTTAGTTCTGATATAATTTCATAATCAGATGCAAGTAATTTATCATCTTCTATAAGAGTTTTAAGATTTGAACATCCTAATTTTTTGACTGCTGAAGTTGTACGAACTCCAAGTTGAGTTTTTTTACCAGAAAATCCTGTTCCCACTATCTGTCCATTTCTACCTCTCATAGTTGCCATTAAAATATTTTCATATTCCAAATCATATTGAAGAATACTAGCAACTTGATCACCAATATCATTAACTTCTATCAATAACCAGGATTGATTATAACCTTTTGCTACATCAAATATGATGTTAGGAAATAACATTGGTTTGATTTCATTATTCCTATATTTTGCAACTACTTTATAAGGAAACTCTGTAATATCAAAAACAATAAATGCTGAATAATCATTACCAAGTCCACGGGCAACATCAACTGTAATTAGATAATTATGATCCTCAATAGGATTTTCATAAACATCTAATCCGGCATTTCTTTGTATTGGATCTTCATATACTAAAGTTTTGAGTTTTGATGGGTTGATAAGAGTATTGACAGAACCCAAGAACTCACAATTATGTGAAACTATATTGTTCGAATAGTAAAGATTGTCTTCGCCAACATCAAGTAAATCATAAAGATAAATTCCTTCTTCTACTATTTCATTATATAATACTTTCTTTTCTTGTAAAATATCATCAACTTTAATTGTTGATGCCTTAATTTTTTCTTTTCCGAAAGAATGATTATCTGAGCATTTTATTTCTGATCCGTCATCAAATATTATCCAATGGTAAAAAGGTTTATAAACTTTTTGTATTCCTGAAAAATCTTTAAATCCATCAGGTGTTTTTACTTTAATATTTTTATTAATCTTAAACATTTTTCCAACACTCGTTTAAAATAATCTTCTTCAATCCTTGAGGAGTTAAATTATATTCTTTGGCATATTCTCTACAAAATGCCTGAACATAAGACATTTTTTTGCCATTTTTCATAGTCATTCCAACATTGTGTAAATATGGTTTTTTATTATATAGTTTTCTTATTGTTCTTATTGTACTATCATCAATTTTTCTGCTAAAAACTCTGCCCTTTCTAGAGTTACTCATTTTCACTAAAGTTTCTTCGGAAAAGCAATTTTTAATTCCTTTGTTCCAAGGAATATTACCTTTCTTAACTCCACCAATTCCTTTTCTTTCATAATCTCCAAAACCTTCACCACCAGTGGACTTGTTCCAACCATTTTTAAAAGTATTAAATTTTTCTATGTAAAAAATTTCTTTTTCCTTTGCTTTTTCTGGAATATCTATTTGCTCTTTTATTTCAAAAGTGTGTGGAGGTTTATTTCTTTTATGTTCTCTTTTTCTATCATCTAAATTTTGAGTTTGTCCTACATATTTGACTTTGTTGCTTGAATCTTTAAGAAAGTATATATGATACATTTTATTATTATTTATAATCCAAAAAACTCACAATCGTTCATATAAATTTTCCATAGAAGTTTTTTGTACTATTCCATTATCATCCAAAATTTCAATCTCTGTATCACCACCCAAACATTCAAACTCAACACGGAATTGTTCTTCTGATGTGTTTGCAATTGTCTGCTCTTTCCAAACAACATCTCTACCAGGAACTTCTGACCAGTGAACTTCTGTAGGAATATATTCGTTCTTATTTCTTTCCGCATCGTGCCACATACGGTAGAAGTGATTCATGCCGTGTGGTGTGGATACAATAATTACCTTTGTGCTTTTGCCAGAAGTAATAGTAGGATAAACAGATGCAAAGAAGGAGTCAGCGACGTGATTAGGGACGAATGCGAATTCGTCGAGAAATAAGATATTGAACGACATGCCTCGGACAGCACTCGCAGATGTAGATGATGCCAATATCTTACTGCCATTTTCGAGTTCTATATTTCCTTTATTCCATACCAAAATACCTTGCTGCATCCATTTTGGTAAGTTTTCATATGCAGTTGATAATCTTGCTAACAATTCTCTGGCAGTAGATGCTTTGTTTGCCAGAATACCAATGTTTACACTGTCATTAAAAAGTGCATAATGTAAAAGATATGATACTACAGTAGTTGAATTATGTGTGGGAATAAAAGTTCTACCACACAAAAATAAATGATCTTTACTATCAACCTGTATACAAGCAACAGGCACACTATCAACCTTTTCTATTTTGTGAATATAATGTCTACCTTCTTGTTTTCTTTCAGATTTTGTTGAATTGATATTTGCAATTTTTCTTGGAAGATTAAATACTTTCTCTTTGGTTGAAAAAGATACTGTATAGTAATAATTTCCTTTGATTTCTTTTCTTCTTATGTTTGATTTTATGCCAAGAGAAGAAAGCAACTCAACAACCTGTAAGATTAGATCATAATTTTTTTGATAGAACTCAAAAGATCTACTATTTTTTCTGATTGAACCATCAGTATCCATCAACCCACGAAGAAGTTCTAATCTGTCTTCATAAGAAGAACGAAGATATTTTAATGGGATGTGCTTATTTTTAACTAAATTATAGTTTTTTAATTTTGTATATAAATTTTTTATTTTAAATCTAATACAATTATTATTATTTTTTTCATATTCAATATCAAATTTTGTTTTATAGAATTCGTAATCGTGTTTATGTGCAATAATTCTTCCATCAGATGAGTAACCATCACCTAACCATACGCCAAGCAAATAAGGATCAATATTTAATTCACTTTTAATAAATTTGATTGGATTAGATTTATGAACATAAAGAGAACCTTGAACTCCTTTTCCTCTTTTATTTACTGATTTTTTTTGATATTGTTCAAATATTTCTTGAGAAGTTATAACTTTTTTTCCAGTTCTCCAATAAGAACTATCAACTTCCCACAAATGATCTGCATCTGCGACTATTTCTTCACCATTATCAAAATATAATTTATAACAATTATGATTATGCATAGTTTCGGTTTTCATAGTAACCAAAACTGCATCACCAGTTGGAGAAAAAATTTCATCACCAACCTTGAGATCTCCCATAGTAGTCCAACCAGTTGGTGTTGGAATTGGAGTATCTAACGATAAAGCCTTACCAGTCTGTCTTGGCATTTTACAGATATTAAACCTGTTATTGTGAAAATTGTGAATTAGTTTCTCTTGAAAATGATATGGATGAAACTGTGTTAAACCTTCATCAAGAGAAACAATTTTAATATAGTTATTTGCAAAATAAACCGGATCTTGTTTACATTTCAGAAACTCAATGATTTGATCCTCTGTAAACTCAATCGCAGTATTTGCTTTTTTTAATAATGGATTGCCAAGATATACGTCACTCATAAAAATAATTACCTTTGTTCGATCCAGTTAAGTACTGCAAGTGCTTTCTTGTTAGTATTAGGTGAAGCACATGCTAAAGTGTATATATCACTGATTGTTCCAATACCACTTCTACCAATTTGTAGTTGTGCTTTTTCATCAATAGGAGTTAG